GAAGAAGGTCAATCGGCCACACTACGCTTCCTACCTGACGGTAACACAAAAAACACATTTTTCTGGGTCGAACGAGCAATGATCCGACTGCCATTCAATGGCGTCAAAGGAGAGATGGAATCAAAACAAGTATTCGTACAAGTACCCTGCGTGGAAATGTGGGGAGACGCCTGCCCGGTGCTGGCAGAAGTTCGTACTTGGTTCAAGGACAAGAGCCTTGAAGAAATGGGTCGCAAATACTGGAAGAAGCGTAGTTACTTGTTCCAAGGCTTTGTGCGTGAGAACCCCATCTCCGAAGACAAGACTCCGGACAATCCCATCCGCAAGTTCATTATTGGACCTCAACTGTTTACTCTAATCAAGGGTGCGTTGATGGATCCTGAACTGGAAGAATTGCCAACTGACTTGATGCGTGGATTGGACTTCCGTATTACCAAGACACAAAAAGGTGGCTTTGCTGACTACAACAGCTCTAAGTGGGCACGTAAAGAGTCAGCACTCACAGAGGCTGAACAGGCTGCAATTGAAACACACGGCTTGTATGATTTGAGCACATTCCTACCCAAGCGTCCCGGCGACGTCGAGTTGAAGGTGATCAAAGAGATGTTTGAAGCATCAGTAGATGGACAACCATACGACACTGAGCGTTGGGGTCAATACTTCCGCCCTGCCGGCGTACAAGCACCTGGTGGTGCCGCAGCCGGTGATGCAGAAGACACACCAGCACCTGCTGCTAGACCAGCACTCAAAGTTGCTACCCCGGCAGCACCTGTTGCTGAAGATGCGTTCGATGAGGAACCAGCAGCGGCTGCCGCACCAGTCACAGCAGCCAAGCCAAGTGGTAATGCCCAAGACATCTTGGCCATGATCCGCGCTCGTCAAAACAAGCAGTAATGCTGACAGCTCTTGATCAAGAGCTGTTTCCTAAACTTTGTGAAGTGGTAGCAATGCCACTTCACAATCAGTGGATTTATTTGATTCAAAAAAACGGAAACAGCAGTTTACGATTACAACAAGAAAAAGATAATCTTGTTAGGCTGGTCAACGAAGAGATTTCAACATTGGATTTTGTGGATGTTTACATACGCAATCCTCGCGCTCGTTATGTCAGTGGCGTGAATACTTACTTACAACATCTACAAAGAGATCATCCAGACCTCGATGTTGACACAGCTTTTTGGTTTGCTAAACGTTACAAATTTTTAAATACACATTATTTGCCACAGTTTCATTGGATAGCAAATCTAAGTCAATATCTTAAACCCACTGCCAAAATACGATTTAGAAATTTTCAAGACTTTGGTAACATCACCAGTTTTCAGGATCGTGCGCTGGTGATGCCACCTACACAAGAGTTTGTTACAAAATTATTAACAAACGACACTGCATTAGAGTTATGGTTGTATCTAGATCAGCTGCTTCTTGAGTTGGCCGGACAACAGCTAACCTGGCAAGAAGTCATTGATCACTACAAGGTCAACTATCCAGATGTCATAGCACATGTATTGCCCAAGACTTGATCACTTTGTGAGATTCAATCCAAATGGTACAGTAAGTCGTTGTGGCCATATGGTCAATGCACCGCAATTTGAAACTCTAGATCAAATTGATGCTAGTCCCTGGTTGGATTCAACAAAATCTATAATGAATCAAGGCCAATGGCCTGATGAATGTGTACGATGCAAGGATACAGAACAAGTTGGTAACAAAAGTATTCGGCAATACTTTTTGGACGACCACAAAACCAATCTATCTATTAATGAAAAATATCTTGTATTAGGTGGAGTGTTAGATAACATTTGCAATAGTGCTTGCCAAACTTGCAATGAAAATTTATCAACCAAGATAGGTAGTTTGACCAGTAAAAATTACATAAAAATTAACAACAGCGGCAAACTAGATCAACTGCCAATGAATCGCATAGTCAAAATAGATATCAACGGTGGTGAACCTAGTGCAAGTCCAAACTATCAAAAGTTGTTGGACAATTTACCACCAAATGTAACACATCTCAGACTGAATACCAATGGCAGTCGAGTGTTGACCAGTTTAAATCAGTTGATTGACCGTGGAGTCAAAGTTACAGTTACAGTTAGCCTGGATGGTATAGATGCTGTGCATGATTACATAAGATGGCCAATCAAATGGTCTGATGTTGAACGCAACATTGCAGCATACAAAGAGATGAATTTGTACGAATTAAATACCTGGACCACAGTTTCAGCATTAAACATAGGCAATTTAAAACAAATACAAGATTATACCAAGCAACATGATCTCAAACACAGTTATGCTTTGCTAGAACAGCCAAAAGTTTTAAGTGTCAAGTATAGCAACCATTTTACAAGAACTGCTGATGTTCCAGATGACTTAAAGTCTGTTGTGGGCGTTGATGTAGATAACACTGTTGAACTACAGTTATTTACACGCTCTCAAGATGCATTGAGAGGAATTGACTTATGGAATTATTATAAGGATGTATGGAAATGAAAAATTTAATCGATCACCCAAACTATCCGGCAGATACAAATATTATGAAAACACATCATGAATTAGAATGCCCAGTGTTGCCTAAGATACAAGAAGAAGTATTGACTTGGGTTGACAGTAACACTGATTATTTAAAAAATGCCAATGATAAAAGTTTTTGGCATTTAATTGATGATGTGGGCATGGCACGGCATTGCCCAAGTTTGATGAAATACATGAGGTCTATCAAAATTCCACTAAGAGAAGTTACCATTGGAGTGTTAACCGAGTCCATGAAAGACACTGGGTTCGTTTTACATATGGGTAATCCTCCATTAAACATCAAAATAAACTTTCCAATTTTTAACACTGAAGACGTATATACCGAGTGGTATAATATTCCTGTTGAAGATTTAAACAAACTGGGTGTATTTAAAAACCCGCATGTAAAAAGTTTTGATGCGTATAATTATGACTTACAAAAAATTCACCGGACAGTTCAGGATTTATATCCATGTATTACAAGGTACAACATGCACTCGCATCCTATTGTGTTTAACTCTTGGATTCCTCATAGAGTTATGCCAGGTCCCAACGCAAAGTATCCTAGAATTATGTTAGCTGCTATGCCAATAATAGAACCCACACATTTACTAACAAAATGAAAATAGCAATCACAGGACACACAGCGGGCATTGGCCAAGCCATAGCCGCCCAATATCAAAGTCAAGGTCACGAGATTGTTGGTATCAGTCGTCGCGAAGGACACAACATTAAAGTTATTCCAAAAATTTGTGATCTAATAGAGTCGTGTGATATGTTTGTAAACAATGCTCAAGCGGGATTTGCACAAACAGAATTACTTTTTGAAATGTCCAAGCGATGGAAGAATTCACGCAAACACATCATGATTATTAGCACTATGATGACACAAGATCCAGTGAGTGTGTTGCCGGGTATTGCAATGACTGAATACCGAGTGCAGAAAGTTACATTAGAACATGCTGTGCAACAATTGAGACATGCCAGACTTGGCATACAATACACCATTGTTAGACCAGGCAATATCGCTACCAGTGCAGATAAAACTGTACCACCGGCTGCTGATGTAGACAATTGGGCTGGAGTATTAATACATACGTTGGATATGGCAAAAGCTAATAACTTGACTATTCCTGATATATCGTTAGGCCCAGTGTTTCTATGACTCCGAAGGAAATGCTAACCAATCCATATTTTTGTCCTATGCCTTGGTCTGGAATGATGTATAACTTTAATGGTGAGGTAAAAAACTGTATTCGTAGTGCTGGCAAACTTGGTAATATCAAAGAACAACCTATACAAGAAATTTTGATTGATAACAATCAACCAAGACAAAATCATATTGTTAATCAACAACCAGTAGACACTTGTCACACCTGTTATGATTTAGAAAATGGCAACAAAGGACTCAACATCATCAGCGATCGAGTGTTTTACATAAGAGAATTAAAACATACGTCTCCTGCTATGTATACTACAGGTAATTTTAACTTACAAGCCATAGATGTAAGATGGACCAATCTTTGTAACTTTGCATGTGTCTACTGCGGCCCGATGTTTAGTAGTAAATGGGCCAGTGAGTTAAAAGTTGTTCAACATGGTCCTACCACAGAACAAATCGATCAGTTCAAACAATATGTGTTTGAACATGCCGCACAACTTAAACATGTATACCTAGCCGGCGGCGAACCACTACTGATGAAAGAAAATTTAGAACTATTAATGTTGTTGAAAAAGGTCAATCCTAGTGTAAATTTGCGAATTAACACCAATCTCAGCAAAGTAGATACCCAGGTGTTTGATTTGATATGCGGATTTGAAAATGTTCATTGGACTGTGAGCGTCGAAACTGTAGAACAAGAATTTGAATATATCAGACATGGCAGTAGCTGGACCGACTTCCAAGAAAATCTCACAACAATCAAAATGTTGGATCACAAGATATCTTTCAACATGCTACATTTCTTGCTAAATTATCAAAGTATTTTTGATTGTGTAGATTACCTAAAAACACTGGGATTCCATAACAACAGTTTTATAATTGGTGCATTACTTGATCCAGAATACCTAAATGTTAGACATTTACCAGATCATGTGTTACACTTGCTGAAGCACACACTGGAACAAAAAATCAATCAACAACCAAAGTATCTCTTAGAGCAAAGCTATCGAAATATGTTGAGCTATTTGAATCAACCCTTTGAAAAAAATCTAGCAGGGGCAATAGAAAAATTGCAGATGCTAGATCAAAGAAGAGGTTTAGATAGCAAAACAATTTTTCAAAATTTATATAACTTAATTTAAAAAGGAAACACCATGGGCAAACCATTTGACGTAAGCAAGTTCCGTAAGGAAATTACCAAAAGTATTGACGGACTGTCGATCGGCTTTAACGATCCTACAGACTGGATCTCAACAGGCAACTATGCACTGAACTATCTGATATCAGGAGACTTTAACCGTGGCATTCCCTTAGGTAAGGTAACTGTATTTGCTGGTGACTCTGGTGCAGGTAAGAGTTATATCTGTTCAGGCAACATTGTGAAGAACGCACAAGAACAAGGTATCTTTGTGGTGTTGATTGACAGTGAAAACGCACTGG